CATACTGCATTCTATAATAATAATTTAAAAATATTTCTCTGTTGTTTGTACTTGTTAAACAAGCTAATTCTGTATCTGTTAATGCTTCTTTAAATACTGCTACTGTTTTGCATTTTCCGTAGAAATTAGCACCCCCAACTCCATTATCAAAATCTAATTCACTTAAATTTATCGCTGAAACTGCTATTGATTGTGTTCCTTTTAAAAATCCATTAAGATATAATTTAATACTACTTGTTTCATATTTAACAGCAACTTTTGAATTTTCAGTTATATTTAAATCGGTTACAGTTATAGTTCCTTGAAGATTATTTGATATTGAATAAACTTGTGCAACTAAATTATTTGAAGAATTATAATATAAAACTATTCGATTATTTGCACTCCCATCAGATAAACTTAATACCCTATCAGTCCCATCATTAGCCAAAGCACTACCTTCAAAATATAGAGTTCCCTCTTCAGAATTTATTAAGTCGCTATTACCAGCATTGTTTAAGGATTCTGCTGCTCTTGTAACTCCTCCTGATTGCCCTGATGTTGGTATGTAAGATGTAGCAAATGATTTTTCTTCTAATTGTGCGCCAAAAACATAAATCTTATCGTTAGTTGTTGTTGTTTGGTTTGTCCTTCCAAAAGCAATAAAAGTAGGTGTTCCGCTTGGAGATTTATTAAATTCAAAATTCATTGCATTCCCTGAAGAAGAAGTTATTGCTGCGGATATTGAAATTCTAAACCAACCATTACCAAAATCTTGTATGTTTGCACTTGTATTTTGAGGAGTGCCATCGCTATCAGTAGCTGTTACAGTTCCACTTATAATATCAAATACAGATGTAAAATGTTCGCCTGTATTGAAATTCATATAAGATAATCTGCAAAATTGAAAAGTGTTATATTTTACAAACATACTATAAGTGTAATTAACATCATTACTGTAAGTAGCATTAGAATCTATTCTAAAATATTGGTTGCTGCCTGTGAAGTTTCCACAAACATACAAATTTGCCCCACTTGCACCTTCAGGGTTTACTGTGGCAGAACTTAAAACCGATGAGTTAAATTTAGACCAAGTACTATTTGTTAAATCATTACTAAATGTTAATAAATTAGTACTCTGTGGCTCAAGTAAGATACTTGCAGTTCCATTAGTATAATCTAATCTTGGTACTCCGTTTTCTTGTATTTCTATTACGGATATGTTTGTAACAGAGCCTGTGAAACTACTTCCATATATAAAAAGCAAACCACTCGCTGATGTAGGAGTTATTGTTGTAGAATATGTGCCAGATGAGGTAATGTTTGTTCCTAAAGAGCCTCCTATTTCTGCTCTTAAAAAACTTCCAGAAATAAACTCAACTTCAAACTGTATTTTTAATTTAATGCCTTGTTTGTTGCCTATATTTTGATTTATATTTACACTTGTATTACTTGCTATTACTTTATCAGTTCCATAACTCCATCCAGTTCCTAAAGTCCAATTATTATTAGGGTCTACTTGCTTAATTGATACGTTTTCTATCGAACCAGTGAAACCTAATGTTTGGTCTGATTGAAAAAAGAAAACCTGACCAGTATTTGAAACAACATAATCTGTATATGTTCCATTTGCAGATGCCGAACCTCTTCTGGTAGCACCACCAATGTTATAATCTATATTCCCACTAACATAGTTGCTTATTGTAAAAGTTATTTTATATGTTATACCATTAAATACACTTGCACTTTGGTTTATGTTTGCGTTTGGTACTCCAGTAAAGTTTGCAGAGCCTCCGCTTATTGTAATACCAGCACCTTTAGTCCAATCTGTATCTGTTTCAAACCCTCCGTTAGTTACTTCTTCTGTACCTAATTCACTAAAGTTTCCATTCTTTACTAAATTAGCAGAGTTTATAGATACTGTTTCTATTAAGTAATCTGGATTAACACGTGTGGCACTTGATGTTCTTGTAAAGTCAAAGTCGGCATCTGTTACTTCTACAACTGATACGTTGTCTACAAACATAGTTCCTGCAGAGCCTAATCTTGGTCTTACTCTAAAACTTGTGCTTGTTGCAATTGAATAAAAAGAATTAACGCCTTGAGGAGCATCTAATGTTGGGTAATTACCACCTGTAATTATTAAAGCACCTGATGTTGCTGTACCTAAAGTAAATTCGTAAGTAACTAAATAAGTTCTACCTATAATTGCTGTTACAGTTTGTTCAGCTGTTGCGCCACTTATTCCGTCTAATTTTAACCTATTATTATCAATAGATATTGCGCCATTTAATACACTCCAATCCGTAGTTCCATTACTAAAATTACCATTTGTTACAAGCTCTTCTGAAAAGGATTGAGCTGGTTTAATAGAATTTAACACACCTACTCCATAAGCTGTTGGAGTGGTTACAATACTTGCTTTATATAATAAATTACTACCCATTACATTCGTTTATATCGTTTAACAATTGAATAGTCATTATGTTATTCTCATAAGTGCTAGTTCTTCTTCTTAAGTCTGACATTAAATAAGAAACCAAATACGTAGAACCCCATTCAGAAGTAGTAGTTGCATTACCCCACCATGAATAGCTATAATCCAATCCCCAATTTGATGTATTTGCTGTTATCATAACTTTTTAATGTTTTTATTTATTACTAAAATTTTCTTTTTTAAATACTGTTTTAATTTTACAATATTTTCTTTTTTTTGCTTATATCTTATAACACCCATCCACCGAAATCTGCATTAGCTGAATCTGGATATGTATCGTCCTCTGTATTTGAACTATATTCTGGATAACTACTGGAATTGTATACCATAAAATCTATAAAATTATTCGTGTAGAATTGTGCGATGTCACGGTATTTTTCAACTAAATAATCTACCTCATCTTTGTCAACTGTTATACTGCTTTCTGAAGTATGTTTATAAACACCGCCGTTAGCCACTGTATAAGCAGCAAATGGCATATAGCATACTAAAGCCCAATAAATTGTCATTGGCTTAATATAAGTCTCTAAAAGTGTCTTATATGCAGCATTAGCGGGCAGATCAATAGTGCCAGCAAGAATTAAAGCTTGCAGTTTTTCTAAAAGCTTAGTTCCTAAGTAATGTTGCACTTCTGTATCTTGCGCAATTTCTACCATGTAAATAAATTTGTCAGGATCTACTGAACCTGAAAGGACTGAGTACCTTTTAATATCTTTTGTTGTTATAAATAATGCTTTAGCCATGTTTTATCTTCCTTGTGGGTTGCCTGGTAAAAAACCTTTGTTAGGCATGTTCATTGGTTTTTGACTAACTTTTTTATCGTTAATAATTTTATAACCGTCTTTTCTAGCCCTCCTAGTTGTTATTAAGTCTTGAGTTGATTTAACATTAATTTTTGCGTTCATAAACCTATAGGTCAACCTTCTCCAGGAATGATGGCAATTACCTCCGCCCTTGTAAAGCCATATAGAATATTTATTTGCGCCTTCTGGTCCCCAACCTGGATTAACAGATTGTTTGCCCATTTGTATTATATCTTGTTTTCTATAAATTTTATTAGCGTTAACCATTGCCTTGCAGAATGACCTAGCATTTTTACCAGCTTTTTTAGGGCTATAATAATATCTAGTTCTAAAATATTCATCGCCTATTTTTTTATCTTGATCACCTTTACTATTAGGAAATGGGCTACCAGTTTCAATAAATTTCCAAACTTTACTTAATATGTTTTTAGGCTCAGCGTTTAGTTCTTCTATTAGTTCATCAAGCCCATCTTCAATTTCATAATCAACATCGGCATCATCTATAAGTTCCCAATCTTTTTCTGGAAAATTTTCACCTAAATTTATAAAGTCTTGTAGGTCTTTTGATAGTTCAGTAACAACCTCATGAGACTCACATGCCATGTACCAAGTTTCACCATCCATTTCATGTGTATGGTAACCGCTACACCCTTGTTTTAAAGCTGCAGATTCTGCATCTTCTATAGTTTTATAAGCTTCAACACCGTCAATCATTTTAAGATTAACCTTAGACATTTCGTAACCAGTTTCTTCTTCTATTATTTCTTTGTTAACTACATCAATTTCGCTAAATTCAAGAGGTTTAAGAGTCTTAAAGTATAAATCTAATGCTATATCATTAACTGATAAAATAGCGTCAATACATTCTATAACTTGATCTTGAAAACATTGTATAACAATATTCTCAAAAAGCAAAGTAGCGTTTTTAATTTCTTCTGCATTATTTCCTAAACCGTCACTGCCTTCACGTATCCCAAGAAGCATTGGAGAAGTAACCCTATGACCAACGATTAGCTTTTTAAAGCACTCATCAGCTAAATAAGAATAATGAGCTGGAGCATCGTTCAATGGAATGTCATCTATTGTTGTTTTTGATTCGGCATTATTGTTAAATGCAACGATTACTTTTTCTCCTCTGCTTCCTGTTAGTTTGTTTAATACATCACTTTTAATTGATTGCATTTTTTCAGGGTCAGGCACTCCGTTGTTAAAATTAACAACCTTAGTTCCACTAAAACCATTTATACAATCATTTATAAGGTAATCGCCTATTTCGTCTTCTAAGACAGCGTAAGGCATTGCAGAACTCCAGTCTGGAGAACTATAATAGTACTTACCAGCTTCATAAGGCCTTAATACATACATTTCAACTTCTTTTCCATTACCAAAACCAAAAGCAGGTATTCTTTCAGGTTGTTCGTTAGGTTTTAAGTTATCCCAATGATTTGAATAATACCAAGCTTCTATTTCGCCGTCTTCATTGCATTTTTCAGCCCTTAAAGTTTCCATTGGAAAATGATGTACTTGCTTTACTTTACCTGCTTCATAAACTAATTGGAATGAAGCCATCCCTAAAATTTTATAATCGTTTATAAATCTTCTTAAATCAGCCTTTTTAAATAAAGACATCATTTGAGCGTATTGCTCAGGCTTTTTACCTGCGTCATGTGCTGCAATACCTTTACCATATATCATGTTAGAAACTCCTATAGTAATAGCTCTACAAGTAGTTGAGTTATTATTAACATCTATGATATAATTAAAATAATTATTATCTAGGCCATATTGTACCCAATTCTTGTTTTTAACTTCTACAACTTCTGGAGCTGTATATGCTGCTAAATTAGTTAAGAAAAATTCGCTCATATTACCACGTATTCATTAGTTGTTGTGTTTTTTGTATAAACCCCATCATTAATGCTATATGTGCTAATTGCTTGGTCTGTACAAAATATATTATCTTTATAAACTACACTTGTTCCGTTTAAAACTTTTAAAGTATAAAACCTTCCCTCTACTAATATTGGATTAAAAATTACATTGCCTTGTAAATAATATTTATTTGTTGCAAATGTTAACCCTGTATATGTAACTGGTGTGTTTGTGTCGTTATCTGTAATAACAATACTATCAGCTGAATACTCACGAGGAATAAACTTTAATTGCTGTGCACTTGCACTTGTAGTTAGTATTATCATTAATAGCTTTTTTAATAAACAATAAAAAGGCAAAACTGTTATATAAAAAAAAGGGTACTCTATTAGAATACCCTTAATTTAATAAAAATAAAAGAAAAATTAACTTCCTAGAACTACTATTATATCAGCAGCTGTAACCATTGCAGCAAATGCTACAAAATTAGCAGGAGTTTTTTCAGTTCCTGTAAAAGTTACGTTGTATCCGTTTAAATCTCCCATAGCTGCTCCAGTTGCTGTATTAGCAGCTACTTCACAACCGTTTTCTATTCCTGCAAGATAAAATTTACCATTGTAATCTTCAATAATTATTTGAGGTCTACCGTATGAAAGTAATTTCATTTCTTTACGCGTAGCGTTATCTTGTTTTTTTAGAACAATAGTTCCTGTTTGAGTCCAAAACGAAGTTCCGTTTTCACGAGAATTTTCGTTTGTTTGTTCGAAAGAATTAGCACCCTTTAAGTCGTACTTGTAAAAAGTAAGTGGAGAAGCAAATCCAGTAACTTCCTCATCTACAAATGTAGCTGTATCTAACAGCCCTGTTGTATAATTGGAAATGTAAATTGCTATAATTCCTCCGACTGAGTCCTTGCATGGTTCTAATCTTCCAGCTGTAATATCACATGCCATTTGTTTATATGTATTATAACTCTCTGGGTATCAAGTAGTTACAAGATACCCTTTAAGTTGGTTAGTATTAATTTATTAATTATCCAGCATAGTAAACCACATCAGCACCTACTCCTATAGCGGACGCCGCGGTAAAACGCATTATCATACGTACATTTTGTGAACCATCAAGTGGAGTCATATCTAAAACACGTACTTCATTATAGTCGTTCAAAAGCCCTGTCGCAAAGAACAAATTACTCGATTCAGCTGCTATCATAGTGTTGTCAGACATTCCCCTTGCTACAAAAACTGGAATTCCTCCAAATGATAAACTTCCGTTGTTATACCATTGAGTTCCTTTGTTATCAGTACCTGAAGCACCAATAGTAGCAGAAAAACCTCCTAAAGCGCGAATGTATAATTTTGCCGCTTTATTTGATATATATAGTTTTAAATCTTCTTTTCCAAATAATGCATTCGGAATTAAATCAACTACAGCTTGCATTTTATCAATAATATTTGCAGCAGTTAAAGCTACAGGAGTAGGAACGTCAATTACCGTTGCGTCAGCAGCAGCCAAAGTTTCTAGTCCGTTATATTCGCCAGCTTGCGCTCCGCCTAAATTACCAGTCCAAACGTTAGTTTCATTAGCAGCAGCAACTTTCGAAGCAACGTAACCAACTAAATAGTCAGCAAATGATGTTGGTAATCCATTTGGATTAAATGCGCTGTATCCCATTGAAGCAGCTTCCCATGTATTAATAAAGTCACTTTTGCAAAGTTGCAAATTAACCTGAAATTCTTCCGGTTGAATTACTACTTCAGTTAAATCTACGTTAGAACTAGGTGTGAAATCACAAGTTCCATCAGCGATTAAAGAACCAGTTTCAATTTTTTGAATTACAGATTTAAATTTTACGTTTGGCATTACTGTTACACCACCATCTTCAATAGTTGAAGAAGATAATAAAGCTGCAGAGATGTACTTTCCAGCAAATTCTCCAGCATAAGTTGAAGTAATGTTAACAGTAGTCGCTAAGTCTATTCTTTTTGACATAATTTTTAGTTTTTAATTTTAGTTGTTAAATAATTTCGCAAATACTCTATCTTGAGTACTCATCGGTTTGTTTTGAGCAAATAAATTTTGTTTTATTTCTCCTTTGTTTTCAGGGTTGTGTTTTAAAGGTTTTGATTCTTCAGATAGTTCAGTTTCAACTGAAGCTTCTACTTTATCAGCTTTTAAATCAGCAATTGCATCTTCAAGGTTTTGTATTCTACCCATCATATCACGCATTTCGTCTTCAATAGCAGCTTCAACTTCTTCCACAACAGGTGCTTCAACAGTTTCTTCTACTACTTCTTCTTCTGCTTGTTTTACTTCTGCAATAAGACCATCTTCTGCAACAACAACAACCATGCCGTCATCAAGAATATATTCTCCTTGAGGAACAGGAATTCTTTGATCTTCATCTGTTACAATAAAAATCTCTTCACCAGATTCAAAAGCTTGAGCTTCAAAGCGAGTACCGTTTTCCAGTTTTCTCTCTTCTAACTTAACTTCTAAACCCAATAAAGTTTTAACTTTGTTTAAAGTTTCTTTTGAGTTCATATATATAATTTTAAGTATTTACTTTTTTTATAAACAATATTTTAATTGAACTGTTTTAAATTCAACTATTACCGCCTGTTGTTGCTCCTATGCCTTGATTTTGTAAGTCTCCATTACAGCATTTTGAATTATAAGTATTGTCTTTGCATAAACATCCTCTTGTACCTCCAGTTGGAGATGTTCTACTTGGAGTTGGTGTTTGATTCTTTGAGTACATCTATTATTTTGTTTAGTAATTTATCATCTTCAGTTAATTGGTCAACTTGTTTATCTTTAGGCCTGTTAAGCTTATCTGCAAAATAGCCTTCTATTGAAAACCCTTTTACTTTTCCTTCTTTTACATAGTTATTCCAAATATCATCGTTATCTACTTTCATAGCTACCATCCAGGTGCCTAGGGGTAATTCTAAGCCATACTTTCTACTCTTGTCATGTGTTTCATCCTCTATTAACCAAGACTCAACTACAGTCATTCCTTCTAACTTTTGGTCTGTATGTTCCATTGTTGCTTGTCCTTGATTACCAGACTTTAAAAACATTTGAGATGCTTTTTCCACAGTTTCTTTAGAAAAATAAATATAAAATTCATGATCTCCAGATTTTCTATATATAGGTTTGTCTGGTATAAGTGCAGCACCTATTAATAAACGTTTTTCTTTACTTATTTCCGCAAGTCTAATAAGCTCTTCATTTTTAAGAGCTATAAAATCTTCTTCTATAGCCGGAGATTCTACTACCGATATAGCCTCTATTCCAGAGTACTCTTCGTTTTCGTCAATTATTAATTCTATTATTTCCATTAGTCTTTTTTTATAAACAATTATTTTTGGTTTTTGTTATATTAACTTCCAAGCGTTGCGCCTGTTATTATATTATTTTGTAAACTTTGTGCAGATGTAACATCTTGTGCTACTACAAATGCTTGTACCGGCGCTTGTTGGCCTAATGCAGAAGCTATTTGATTACTTTGACTTGTGCCTAATATATCAAAGTCAGGAGTTTGTAAATTTGACATTGCCGTTGAAGCACTTGGTATACTTGGCATTGTAACGCTAGCACTAGCACCTCCTCCTCTTAAACTTGCTGGCGGCTCAGGTGGCTTTGTTGATGCTATTTTTTTAACATTACCAATACCTCCAGCTATTATTGCAGCCGCACCAATAAAACCAAAAATACCACCTTGCGCTAAAGCTTTATCAGCTCCTGCGTAAGTATCTTGGATAGCCGCTGCTATTGCAATAGCTTTACCAAATTTAGAATTTGCACCTACTATAGAAACTATATCTTGTAATCCTTTTTGTAATTGTGCACTTTTTTCTTCACTTAGCTCTTTGTTTATTTGTACTTGTTGGTTAGCGTTAACTTGTTGGTAATCTAATAATTCATTATTAGCATCAATAAAAGCTTGAGTACCTTTTTTAAATATATCTCTCTTTTGTGTAAGCCTTAAAGTTTCAGCTTTATTTTCTAAAGCTAAATTATCTAAAGTAGTTTGTAATCTAGTAACGGCATTTTCATCCATTTCAGCTTCAAACAATCTTTGTTCATTTTGTCTTAAAGCTGTCGCTTCATCATTTATTAAATCAAGGTCGATTTTTTCTTTTAATAAAGCTACTCTATTAGATTCTTGCTCTGACATAAAACCTTCAATCTGAGCCTCAACAGCCTTAACTTCATTTTTAGCCTCTGCTAATATTATAGCGTTTTCATCTGTAGCATTTTTATCAAATTGAGCTTGTGCAGATTTTTGAATAAGCCTTGCGTTTTCAAGCATTAACTTTTCTTGTTCTTCTAATTTTTGTTTTAACAAATCATTAGCAGCAATTCTATCTGAAATAGAAATTAAGTCATTATCTCTTATTTGTCTTTGTTGTTCAGCTTGTCTGTCGTAATCTTCAATTAAACCTTGATTTGCAACCCTTGCAAGTTCAGCTGATTTAGATAACGCTACATTTGTTTTAGCTGTTTCTAAGGCAGCTTCAATGCTTATGGTTTTAACACCTTCAATAACTTGATTTGTTATATCTCCAAACTCTGTAATTGCTTCTCCTATATTAGTGGCAATACTTTTACCAGCACTTATAGCTTCGTTACCTGTTTCGGCTAGACTTTGTTTAGTTTCTAAAATATCAGCGTTTAGCCTTTTAATTGTTTCTGGGTCTTTACCTCCAAATATTGATTGTTCAAATGCAAGTTGTGCAGATTGTATACCTAACTTAATACCATCAAATGCTATTTTTAATGGAGTTACTGCTAGAGTTAATAAACTTTTTAAAACATTACCTAATGCATCAAAATTTTCACTAGCAGAAGCCACGTTTTGATAAACAGAAACAATAACATCAGATACCTGACTTCCAATAATAGCTAAAGTTTCAAATACTACATTAAAAGCATCCATTACAACTTGGTTTTCCCTTAGTGCATTAACTAAAAAGGTGAAACCACCAACAATTAAACCAATTCCTGCGGCTGCATAAGCCTTACCAATACCTTTTAAACCAGTTCCTATTGCTTTAAGACCACCACTAGCAACCTTTTTACCAGCTTTTCCTACTGATAATACTCCTTTTTGTATTAAATTTAGGTTTTTTTTACCTGTATTTCCTGTTTCAGTTAATGCGTCGTTTACTTTTTTAACGCTTTTAACAGCTCCTTTAGAATCTATATCAAATTCTAGTGCTACTTTTTCCATTTTGTATGTCTTTTAATCTGTTTGTAACCTTCTTTTAATGTTTCTGGTAATTTGTTTTTTCCTTTTGCTATTTCTATAGTTTCATCTATACCAAAAAAATTATCAATATTTAATAGTTTTATTATTATCATGTTAATAGGCTTGCTGTATAACCACTTTGTTTAGTTATTAATTCTAACTCTGTTTTGTTAGTTAATAAATTAGTAGTTAAACTGTTTATATAATATTCTTGTCCGTTAATAATAAATACATCATTTAGTTCATAATTTAAAACTATAGAGGATGGTAACTGAGCTGTAAACTTTACAACTCTAGCTTGTTGTTCAAATAGCTTTACTATGTATTGAGAATAAAACCTACTAAACAAACTGTTCTCGTTTAAGTTTCCGTTGTATTCATTAAACTCTATTCCAAAATTTAATGTATGACTACCATTAGAAGTAACATTAGAAGGTGCATTATATTGATCAAAAGCACTTGAAGTTATTGGGTAATCAGATGCATCTAATAATTCATTAAAAAACATATATGGACTTCCTAAAGCTGTTTTACTTTCTGCATCAACCCACCATGCATAAACAAGACCAGTTAAATCATTGTTTTCATCAATTAAATTTATTAGCTGGCTACGTTGACCATTTACTTGTACATTATAACTTTGGCCATCATATTTTTCTGGTGCTGAATAACTTAAGTTTCCAAATTGTTGACTAAACTGATTTAAGTACCTTAAACTTGTTTGTGTAACTGGTGGAGAATATTCAAAATTTATTATTGAATACGGAACTGGTCTGTCTATAGTATTAGAATTTACTATTATATGGTTTGATATATCTCTTGATATGCCAGTAGACATAAAGTCGTCAAAAGTTTCTACATATATTTTATTACTACCTCTTTTTGTATACGCAGTTAAATTAAACATTTTAAATAAAGTTGTTAAATAATCTATCACTTTCATGTTAGGTAGATAATCTTGTATAAAAATATTACTGCCTAAGCTAAATTGCGAATAACTAAAAGTACCGGTATCTACAGTACTGCCATCAGTTTTTAATGTTCTTGTTATAAATACACCAGATGGTTTAGCTTGGAATATAGTCCCTAAAGTTGTAGTTGCATTTATTCTAAATTCTAAATCATAAGTTCTTGATGACAAAGTACCACTTGATAAATTACGAAGTGTAACATTAAAGTTGTTAGCGTTTGTAATTCTAGTTTGATAATCTAATAACTCGTTAGTTGGTTTATCTATTGTTATAATTTCTAACTCTCTATCTGCACTTGTTTGAAATGCTATTCTTATTGTATACTCATATAAATCATTAACAACTAAATTACCGCCACTTAAATAATTAGTTCCACTAACATAAGTAAAGTCTGCAAATGTTAGCTTTTTATTTTTTTGTAAAGTATTAACTCCAAATGTAGGTGGAGTTGTTTCTGGTGCTGTAATAGGAGCCTTTTCTCTATGTAACCACAAATACAATTCACCAAACAAATCACTTCCAAAAAAACTTGTTATTCCTGTTTCATTTACCATATTAAACTCAATGTTATATTGTGTTTGTATGGCTTCAATTATTCGTTTAGATTTTATAGCTGGTTTTAACTCTGTTTGTAATTTTGTAAAAAAATTAACATTGTGTAAATTAGGGCTTACTATTGTGTTTGTTGAATCATAACTATAATAATTTTCTAACGTAATTAAAGGCACTATAACGTTTCTGTTTTCTGTATTTGATGCAACAACTCCAGCTGACTGTAAACCATCTGTAAAAGCAGTTCTAAAGTCATTAGTTGAAGCATCAAAACTTATGTCATAAGCACTTAAAGGATTCAATGAGCTTATAGTTTCATCTCCAAATATATCATTTAAATTTACTGTATTTCCAAAAAATACAACTTTATAAGCGTAAGCTTTATTGTCTTTCATAGAAACTGAATCAAGTCTTATCTTGCCTATTTTATAATCTGCACCATCAAGTTTAATAATAGCTTCTACTCTAAACCTTGCATCATAGCCATTTATTATATCATTATTATAATAGTGTTTAAAGATTTTATTATTCACTGAAGATGCTGGCAAATTAAATTGTTGGCTAAATGGAGCAAAGACTAAACCTATATCTCTAATGTTTTGTTGTGAGTCGGTTAAAGTAATAGCTTCATCTTTAAATAAATCAACCCTTACATTTTCTATGTATAATTCTAAATTCATTTATCTTATGTTGTTAATTGTATCAAATGCAAAGCTTACATTTATTGTGTAGTTTATTAAACTATCTGTAAGGCTTGTTTTATAATTAATTTGTTTATTCTCTACATT